GCGGTGTAACAACTGCCCTCCTTCTTCAATTGTCATAAGTATATCCTCCTATGTTATTATACCAGAATGTGAAGAAGGAGGGCAGTTGTTACACCGCCCTCCTCATTCAATTATTTATGAGTATTACTCAGAAACGTTATCTGCGTCACCATAGGCAACAGCATCTAGTTCTTCCCATTGAATACCAAAGCGGACGAATACTGTGTATTCAATTGTGTCCTTCTTTGGCTTGTATTCACGGTTTACAGTAATATCACGCTGGAATCCCCATACACGGTTTGATGGGAATGTCAAGTCGACGAAACCATCTGGGTAGTAAGGAACTTCCATTACATCAATTCCTAGAACACGAGTTGTACGTGCTCCACCAATTGTCTGTGCATTTCCCTCTAGGTATGTCTCACGACGTGCATCTGTACCATTGAGACCTGCTGATGTTGAGAATGCTGATGCAATTGCATCTGCAAGTGTACCGTTGTTTGAAACAATACCTTGGAAAGCATCTGTACCAGCGTAGAACTTTAGGTTCGACTTAACTGCACGATACTTACGTGGCATTGCCAATACGATCTCCTGCATAACTGCTGGAGTCCAAGCATCATTTGTAACAGTAACAACTGCCTCATGTGCATCGGTATTTCCAACGATTGTGCTATTGCGAGTCTGGTTTACGAAACCATTCATAATTGAAAGGAAGTCACCTGTACTAGCATCGCCATTGATAGCGAGATCTTCAATATCATTTGCGAATGCATTTGTCATCAAGCGAACTAGATGATCTTCAAGTGCTCCACCTTCAATATTGTCTTCTAATGATTCTGTAGAAACTTCCCAATCAAGACGAATCTTCTTTGTAGTAAGTTCTACCTTTGTAAATGTTGCTCCAGCATTAGTGTAGTTTGGGCTACCCTGTGCTGCTGCACGAATGACACGCTCTCCAACGTTAACCTTTTCGATTTCCATTGTGTTTGCTCTCATTGTAACTTTACGACCATCCTTGGCGAGTACTGTTGCATCCCACACGTAGTCGATGAAGCGACGAGCCTGTTCTGGTGCAAGAATACCACCTGCAACTCCAGTTGGGTTTACAGCGTTGGCTCCAGATGTTACACCAAAGTTTGCTGTTGCTGTGTTACCTAGTTGTGATCCAACAGACGCTGCTGCTGAATCTAGACCTGTAGCACCACCAACACCACCTGATACGAGTGATCCCTGGGAGTTAAGTTCTGCTCCTGAGCCACCTGAACCTGGATAGTTCTTGGCTATATCTTTATCTTGTTCTGACATTATTTCACCTCCTAGTGAATATATTGTTAATTAAATAGGTCGGAATTTTTGAGGAAACGTCCGCCCCATAGGGATTTCTGAACCTTTACAGGCTCAAACTGCACGATCTCGCCTAGATCGCCAGACTTGCGGAAAGCGGTATCTTGCTCAACGGCATCTACTCTCTTTCCAAACTCATTGAACTGACCCTTGACCTGTGTTACTTCTGTAGACACAGTGTCAACGGACTTGCTAAGTGCTTCAACCTGCTCATTAAGAGACTTAATGGTTGCAGCGAGATCGCCAAAGGCATTAGTAAGAGAGTTCTTGATTTCAGCAACTGCATCTACAATTGATTCATCTGACTTTGCTACAGCAAGTTCGGCTTCAACTTCTGGAACAACGCTCTCTTCTTCTACTACTGGAGCAGAAGGAACTGCACCACCATCATCTGACTTTTCAACAACAGTATCTGCTGGTGTTTCGTCAGCGACTGCAGGAGTTTCTACTTCTGCTGGCTGTGCCTCTGGAGTAATCTCAACATTCTCAACTACAGCATCTACTGCTGTTTCTGTTGTTTCTGTCATTTGACTTACCTCCTTTGTAATCTTAATTGTACTAATGCCTTTAGCACTATCAACTAAGAACTTTATCATATCTGCTTTTTCGTTATCATTTTTTTCTACGAAACCAATGTTTTCCATGTTCTTGCCACTGACTGGGCTTTCTGCTGTTTCTGAGTCAGATACTAATACGATACCGTTTTCAGAATCGTAAAAAACATTTTCAATTACTGCATCTACTGATGCGCCAGAAATAACATTCTGTCCATTAACCTTTTCAACAGAAATAATGCTTGCAAACTGGTTTGCTGGGCTATCTACAAGAGATAGTTCATAAAGGTCATAATCCTTAATAATACGGATTGCCTTGTCCATCTCTGCATTGTATGCATCATCCCAAGACTTAATGTTTCCACCAATTGAAAAACCACTATATGTGCCATCTAGGACTTTCTCCCAGGCATCTTGTGCACCCTTTGATACGTATGCAGATACGTAGACTCCGCTATAAAACTTCTTTGAATTAGGGTCAAAATACTTATCTTCTTTGAATGAGACAATCTTTCCTACCGCTGATGGTTGGTGCATTTCTCTTAGATTCCCACGGAAATTTTTAAATGCCAAAAGACTTGCCTCAGTTGTAACAATATCATCTTGCTTATCAATATTGTCAAGAGTTGCAAATCCAGAAACCATTCTGCGCTCTATATCCACCTTGCCAATAGGCATTGACAGACGGACGCTATCCTTGTCTGTTGTCCAGTGTGCTTTATTGATTAACATATCGTTATCCATTATACCAAATGTTTTAAGAGATTTCTCAATTATTGAGACGCTCTACCCTCTCCTTGTGGATTACGTCCATCAAGGGTTGCTGCCCCATCTGATTGACTATTTGTTCTTTGTGAATCTCGTTCACGGTTGCCAGCAAGGTTTGCTCTGGAGTCTGTTGCTTGTCTTGGAGACATGACAAATGGAACATCTCCATCTTTTCTCTGTGGCAAATCAAGTGCTGTACGAGCCTCATTTGGAGTCATAACCTGAGTCTTAACGTATCTTTCAAGAATCTGAGACTGTGCGATTTCATCAGTAAGAGTTAGTTCATTAAACTTTAGTTCAAGAACATCTGTCTTTTCCTTAATAATCTTGTTGACTACCTTCTCAAGATGATGTTGGGCAGGTCGTGAAACCTGCTCTTTAAATGTTCTATCCTGAGAAAGTGCTGCTGCAAGTCCAGACTCTGATCCACCTAGTTTTGAAATAGGTACTTGGTGAGCAATTAAAATGTCATCACGATTTTGTTTACGATACTCTTTAAATGATCCATCTTGAATACCGTTTTCAATTGGCTCCATTTTAAACTCAACCTTATTTTGATCTGTATCTCCAGGAAGTGGAATATAAAGAGTTCTGTGAGACTGAGATTTTAGTCCAGTCTGAAGGAATCTAAACATTTTGTCTTCAGCGTCGCCAGATAGTTTTGCACCCTTTAGAGTAATAATATATCGTGGCACTGCCTTATTTTCAAAGTAGTCAATATTATATCTTGAGGCTAGTTGATCTCCGATTAAAGATGGCATTGCAGAAACGATGTCTGGGATACCATAGTAAGTGTTTAGTGGCGAATAAGACTTGATATGAATAATTTCATTTGCACGACTATCTGCTGTTACTGGGTTTGGATTGTTAGCCCCAAAGTTTCTAAAGTAAACAACTGCCTGACCAATAATCTGAAGGAACCCATCATTAAGTCTACGAACACGAACAGTAGTTGCTGGAATATGACCAATATAGCCAATTTCACCCTTTATTGTTCTACCAACTTCAATGAACCCATTGCCAGTTGCTTCAACGTCTGTATAAACCTTTTCCATAATTTTTGTAAAACTATCATCATCATTAAGGTTTTCTAACCAGTCACGCAGTTCAATCTTTGCTCTTTCAATTCTGTTTCTTGCTCTGTCAGTTGCTGAGTCATCTTCTGACATTTCTAGTCTAAGTGCAGTTCTATCTGCAATGTCAAAACGATATCCAAGACCTACAATGTTTTCTACCTTTGCATCAATTGCAGCGTGGTTAGCAAAAGAGGTATCATAGAAGTTTGCAAGTTCATACATATTGTATGGTGGAGTGATTACGTCAAATAGACCGTATCCATTTCTGTATACCGTTCCAGGATTAAGAGCCTTTGATCCAGCATCTACTCCAGATGGAACTGCATTTGCAGAATCTAAATATGCTTCATTTGGTGTTATCGCTTTGCTTACTTGTCTTGCTACACGACGACGGAAGTTTTGATCTAGACCAGAGTATTTTTGTAACTCTTCCCAGTTTTTATTAAATGGGTCACTTAAATTAAACTTATTTTCTTCTTGCTCTTGAGTATTTAAACTTGCTCTAACATACTGGAAGTTATCATCATCATCAGTCACTTTCGTACGCATCCCTTCCGTGTGTTTTTAATGTTTTCTGTGCATCGGCGATAGCGCCTAAGTCATTAACATTTGGAATTAAACCTTGTCTCATTCTATCTTTTTGTTCTGAATATTCTTCTTCGGATACTCTTGTCAGTCCCGCAACAAAATGGGCAGTTCCTTCTCCGTCATCGCCATTAAATATTGCAGCCCTCTTAAGTTCTGCAATCTTTGAGATGTCACCTTTTTGGGCAGGAATGTTTAATACAGAACCAGTTCCGTCAGTAAACCACTTTCCGTTTGACTTCTTATATACGTATAGACCCCAGTCATAATGCTTATCAATGACCTTACGTCGTACATTTTCAACAATTGGTTTGCCAGTTTTTGGGCTAAATAAAGAATCCATAACCACAAGTATACCAGATTACACTGGCGAGCCTACAGATATTGACCATGTAGTGTCATTGTAGATTTTCATCTTATCTGCATCAAAAATCATACCTGACTCATCATCAATAATAATCTTATTAGTTCCAATGTAGGTTTTATATACATCTTGAGCGTTAACTCCATATAGGGCTGAGGCAGAAATAACCAAAACGCCTTCCCAAGTATAATTATTTAACCAGAAAGACCAGTTTCTATTTGTAAGACCTTCCTGCTTAACCTTAAGCCACTGTCTGTTAATCTTAGACTGTAGTTGTTGAAGGTTATTTGCTTGATAATATGCAACATTATTAAATAGTGCTGGACTATTTAGATTAATTGAGCCTATAAATAGGTCAAAGTTTACTGCTTCTCCAAAGTTAACTCCTAGGGCTGACCATTCTTTAATTGTCAAGACTGGTTCTCTTACAAGTGTTCCGTTAATATAATAGGATATTCCCTGAAAATCTGAGTTATCTGATTTATTTTTAGCATAAACCCTACCACGCTGACCAGTTTCATCATTGGCTACAACAAAGAAAACAATAGTATCTGCCTTATGCATTATTTCAAATAATGGAATTGGTGTTGCTGTAAATGATTCTTGATCATATCTAACCCAAGACTGCATTGCACTTACTCTATAATTTTCTGCAAGAGACTGATTAATTGGCATTGAAATTCCACGATCAAAGTTTGAGTCAAAATCTCCACGAACTTGTATTCCAGATGTTCTGTTCATATATAGATATGGAGTGCTTCCCTTATAAATACTAAATGGATTCTTTGATTTATAATCAAAATATAGTCCAGAACGTTTATATGGGA